ATAGGCCGTGTTTCCATAAATACTCGTGAGTGCTGCTATATTTGGGTTTGCCATGATATTTCCTTAAAAGCCAAGGGTCATCGCATAAGCTATTGCTTGTGCTTTTGTTGGGCCAGATGCCGCAGGAGCCGCCCAAATGGGAGGTGATCCACTGCCTTGTGATGTTAAAACATAATTTGTTGTGCCGTAGGAGCCATTAACAGCAATAGCACCAGATGTATTGATGGTCATGGCATCGTTGGTGTTTGTACTACCATTCACCAAAAAGTGAATAGCATTACTGCTCCATGTACCAATTGCTAAATCACCGCCACCTGATTCAATGAAGTTGGCATAAGGCAAACTAAATGCATTGTTTGGATAACCTGCCGATGTGTAACTATAAGAAGCAGAGTTAGACCCCATTTCCATATAGTATGTGCTTCCATAACTATTACCGCCAACAGCATAAGCGGCATAGGATGTGGCACCGTTATTTGTATTTTGCAAACTAACATTCAGATTAGAAGTGTCTGCACCTGAAAAAGTTGCAATTTGACCACTGAATGAATTGCTATATGAACCAGAACCAACATTCAACCAACCAACAGAAGTAGTTGTATTGGCTGTATAACCTGTTAGTGATAAACCTGTGGAACCATAAGTAAAAGCTGAAGAATTACTTAATGCACTAGTTCCGTTACCATATGGTACATAACCAGCTGTTAAAGATGTTAAACCAGTGCCACCAGAAGCAACAGGTAAAGTACCAGTAGTAAGAGCTGACGTTGAGGTCGCATAAACAGCCCCTCCAGAGGTAAATGTAGTAAGTCCTGTACCACCATTACCTGTTGGCAATATTGCTCCACTTGGAGCAGTTAAAACTGTACCATTTCCAAAGACAGCGTACTCTTCAGGGTAAGTGACAAATACGGTTACTGGATTACCAAATGTACTAACCGCACTTCCAGAATTACTGGAAGAGATGATAGTAGTCCTGGTCAGCGTTGGACCTGTTGTTGAATACGTACCAATACCTACTTCCCAGTTGCCAGAAGCATCTGTTGCCGCATAGTATGTGGTATTCCCATTACCAACAACAGAAAATGACTGATACCCAGTAACACCCGAGCTAAGGGTGAAACTGACTGTGGTATTGGCCGATCCTTGCTGTTGGACTCTATCAGCTAGTACTAGAGCCATTTACAGCTCCTTAAGATGTAGCAGTCGTGCTATAAGTCACTGATACTGTATCACCTGCGGTTGTGGTCTTGGCTGTTCCAAATAAACCTTCTGAGTACAAAGTACCAGCTGTTGAGCTTTGTGTGCTTACAGCTCCTGTACCTGTCACCAAGAAACAACCGTATACCGTACCGCCACCGCCTGTGATTGTATAAGTAATTGCCGTAGCAGTACTTGAAGTCACGTTTGAAGGTGTTGATCCAGTTGATGTAGATGATCCAAACACAGCTGTACCACGAACTGCTGAACCGCCAACTGTGTAGTTGGTGAACTCAGTCCATGTGTGTGAGCCCATTGTGTCTGAAGCAGACGCAGTGAATGTATTGGAAATCAAACCAAGGTAAGGCCCGACAACTGTATAAGAGCTTCCTTTGAGGAGCGTATCAAGCATCAACTGCTTACCAATAGCGACCACTAGATTGGGGAATTTTTCTTCCCATTTCAAATTGCCATCTTTGTCATGACAGACAATGTGGTAAAAACCTTCTACACCCATGCCTTCAGGAATAACATTCCCTTTAGCTTGTAATGTAGCCACGGCATGATCGCCAAAATTCGATAGTTCTTTAGTCATAAAATTTCCTTAATCTCCTGAACTTACAACATTACTGTCAGTATAACTACTAACTGCCAAAATAGCAGACGAATAAGTCGCTGCTGGGAACGTCACCGTGAAGCTGTTATTACAAGTTTTATCTGAACCAAAATTGAGAACAAAACAAGCTGCTTTTGTTAAATAATTGTATATCAAAGCACCCCTGCAAGTAAATGATGCAGGACTCCAAACTGCGTTATTAAATGATACATATGTTGTGTTGTACTGGTTATTAACAGTAGGCGCTGTGGATATCACCAAAGGTATTCCACCAGCTGTGTATCCAGATCCAACCACCTCATTGACTGTCGTGTACGCAGTCGTTGTAGCATTCAAATTGGCATTGGCGTTGTACAAAGCAATGTAATAAGTTCCACTGGTAAAGTTTTCATTACCGTTTAACAGGTTCTGCTCAAAGATATTACATGCGGTTTGGACAATCATTTAAATCTCAAAGTTTGTTATAGGTCATGCGAGTCTGACCACTGCGATAAGCATCACCACGCTCAAGGCCGTCTCCAAGACGTTTAAGTTGTGCAATCGCTTCGTTGTACTTGTCTTCATATTCTTTGACAACTTCAACTTCCTGCTTCTGGAATATCATGGCCTCTCTCATTGCACCATAAAAAAGAACAGGATCGTAGTTGTCTCCAAGCCAGCTGGTTCCATTTGGATTAGACAAGCCAAGAACACTCAATTGAAATCCAGATCCAGTACCGCCACCCAGATTGGATGTGCTGGCACTCAACACATCTCCAGTGACGTAAAAATTACCACCATTTGTAATCGTGACCGATGTAACAGTATTTCCAGATCCAACCACAATCGTGGCTATCGCACCTGTACCAGAACCACCTGTCAAAGGAACATTTTGATAAGTACCAGCTGCATACAAAGTACCATTGTTAATGATGTTCCACTCGTTGATTTGTCCTTGAACAATCGTTGGTGGGTAATAGAAATAATGCAACTCCACACCATAATTTTGATCTGGCGTTGGGCCAAGGATCAAAGACAACTCTGTGGTCAAAGTGTATTGAGCACCAAACAAAGCATAGTAATAAGGCAATCCAACCGATGTCGTTGGATTTGGATACGACTGCCTGATCAGATTCACATCTTTGTTCGACAAATAATTGTAATTGCCAGATGAATCAATGACGGCCAATGAATATGTGGATAAATAATCATTTGGCAAAGACAAATACATGTTGCCAGCTGTTACGTTACCTGTGACATTCTTACGCAATGATGGCAATTGAACCGTGTTATAGATGCGTTCTTCCGCCTCCATAACAAAGACAGGAATATTCGCTACAAATAATGACTCTGTAGTCTCAGAATAATCCTGAATCGCTTGCCACAATTGCTGATAGTTCACGCCATTGGCCCTCTAGACATACGTCCTTTTGTAGCTGCTCCAGCACCACGCATCTCAATGCCTGATGTCTTTTCTTCAGATATACCGTAGCTCACGCCATTAGACAAAGGATCAGTGATACGTGCATCTTTAGCAGACTTCTCACGGCCATATGGAATTTCATCCATCTCAGCTTGAAAACTCTGCACAGTGATCTTCTTACCACTCATGGTATGAGGAGCTGCATATTCGCTGGCTGGACCATTTGTCTTGCCCATGCCATGATGAATGGCAGGACTGTTCTTTTTAGTGGGTTTCATTTGGGTAGGCATTATTTGCTCCCAGACTTTTGATTGTGAGCACGTGCCAAGTTGCGTCCAACAGCTTTCATGGCCTTACTGGTCACGCCACCTTTAGCAAGCTTAGAAAGATTGGTCTTTTTGTTTTCATGCAATTGCTTGTCATGCATTGAAAAAGCCTTCTTGATTAGCTTCTTATCTTCTTTGATATCTTCATGTTTAGCCATCATAAACTCCTAAGTTGTGCTAATTGTAACTGTACCGATTCTAATTACAAGACGCAAGGAATTTGGTGTCAAAGCACCATCAAAATAACTTGCTCCACCCACTGGGTTCCATCCCCATTGATACTGCCGACTACCATCTGATGGATAACCTGCATTGTCAACATTCTGAACATTTGGATCATAAGGATTGGTCAACAAACCATATGTTCCACCAACCTGATAACTCACATCAGGACGGGGTTCACGCACAGCCTGTGGATCATTCACAGGATACAAACCCAAACTCAGTTGCGGATGATCTGGATCCCAGCACTCAGGACAAACCCTAATGTTAAAAAGCTTGGTCTTGATGACCTCTTTTTGCAATTCTTTGAGCTTGTATCTCTGACCACATCGGTCACATTCAGCAATCGCATATTTACCCGAGGCAAACTTGTTGGGCATGATTACCTCGTATAGAACATGTTCCGAGGCACAAACCGAACTGGAGCTTTCTCTCTGTCCTCTTGAGACGCCAAGTCCCACTGAAGATCATAATCCGCTTTCAACATGGCAATCCTGTTGGGATCGACACCAGGTAATTTCATGGACATGTAATAGGCCAAGCCAGCTGTCATGGCTGGAATCAACCTAAATGGAATGTCATTGATGTTTGTTCCAGTTCCTGCGTCTTGAATTCTTCTCAAACGCCAGTACACAAACGTATAGTTACCACCAGAGTTGGGGCTTGGCCATACGTTGATGCAAGGTAGCTGTGGCACGAATACAGGCGTTCCAGTGGCCGCAGCAGAGGCGGTAGTACCTGCCTGTCCACGATAGCAATTTAAGAGCTGGAAAGGCGCTGTAGTGCTTACGTTGGGGTAATAAATGATCTCACTACCCAATTGAATGAAGCCAGTGGCTGCCAAGCTGGTCAAATCCGTGCTTGGACTCAATTGAATCGTGGTGTCTGTTGCACTGATCCCAGTGGTGACTCCATTGCCATACAAGGTATAGCTGGTAGGGTTGACGTTTCCTGACTGACGGTTGATCCAGACTTGAATCGGTCTACCTTGAGCCAACTTATTGGGAATCGTGGAATAAGTATCTTCTGAAATACGGCTGATGTTGATGTCGATCTGATTCTGTAAAGTTCCCTGACGGATGACTTGACTCAATAAATCAATCGTATCAACTGGCAAAGGATAAGTAATTTGCCCAGTATTCAAATAGATCTGGCCCTCTTCAACGGTCCAAAGATTAATACCTCGGTTGGACCATTCAACGGTTAAAAGATTTAAACTGCGTGTTGCAGTCCGAACATCGTAACCAGTTCTGAGCTCGAGTCCACACCTTTCGAATGCCTCTTCAATGAGGTCATTCATGTTCAGGTTGAATACCGATGTGCCAGTGGTGTATGCCATTATTTGTGCTTAAAGCCTTTTAATGTCTCGGCCAAGCGAGCTCTTTGACCTAATTTACCAGGCTTTTTGGCAGCTGCGGCAAGCTTTTTAGCTGGGATTGTATGTCCTTCTTTGACATGCAAAGCTTCTCTCAAAGCACCAGCTTTTTTAATTGCGTGTTGGATCCATTTTTCAGCCATGATTAAATCGCTTGTGTAGTTACAACTTGAGCGTCAGGTGCTACCGATGTATCAATCACAGTATCCACAGGAGCAGGATTAGATTCAGCAACAGTTCCATTTGTCACCTTTTCTGTAACAACAGGATCAGCAGGAGTATCAGCGACAACAGGTGCAGGAGTCTCAACGGGTGGGACAACGACAGATGCAAATGTTCCAATAACTGCTCGAGCATTGCTGTCCTCATAAAGACCTTTGGACTGTAAGAATTCAGCCACAAGATTTTTTTCACCAATGAAAGTCACAAATTCATTCAATAATTTGTGTTCTTCACTCTCAACGGCATGCCCTGCACTGCGAATAAATTGGTGTACTTTTTCAAATAAATTCATTTTTTCCTCGCTGCTCTCATGTTATCAACTAAATTAGGATAAGGTCTGCCAGCGGCTTTGGCCATCGCTTTGGCGCTTTTCTTTTTAGCTGAGCTCAATTTCTTGGGCGCACCTAAATCTTTGGGCCTTGGCTTATTCCAAACTTCACCGCCTTTGGCATACTCGTAGACTTTATTCGGATCATCTTTCCGTGTGATGACACGAGGTTTGCTGGGCATTTTGGATGGATTCATTGCTCCCATCCCACGAGATGCTCTCATTTGTGTGAATAACCGCCACCGCACATCTCAGCTACCACCTCATGATGGTGCTTGTGACCGTGCATGCCACCTTCATGTTCCTTGAGATGTTTTTCAACATGCTCGTGGTGATGAATGTGACCGCCATGGGCATGATGACCGTCATGGTGTTTCATGTGGTGCTCAACGTGCTCGTGATGATGTTTGTGTCCGTGTTTCATTTGTAAGTTCCTTTCGTATGACCTCTTCTGATAGCGCCATCTGCTCTTTTGGATGCAGAAACTTTACCGCCACGCTTCATAATCTTTTGAGATTTATTCTCAGCAGAATACTTGGTGAACTCGGCATCATGTTTCATGGCCTCTTGAGCGTCTGGTGAAACATAAGCCTCGCTGTTGCGATATTCAATTTCTTTGGCTGTTGGGCCGCCCTGTTTACCACGGCCAGCTCCAGCTCCAGTATCAGGTAATTTTTCCATGATTAGCAATACTTGGTTTTGGTGTGACCACGTTTAGCCATTCCATCAGCACGGCTGGAGGTAGAACCACCTGAAGCCATCTTCTTGATATGACCGCCATGCTTTTTGGTATTGACCATCGCTCCAGTACCAATGTCATTGCCCTTCATTTTGGGTTCTCTGTCCTCAGTGTGACCACGTTTTTGGACTTTAGACTCACCAAATTTAAACAATTTATTTGAACCTTTTTCAACATCCTCGTGCATGTTGCGTGGACCTATGGTTTCTTTACCCTTCATGTGGCCACGTTTCTCTGAGCTTGCCTCTTCTTTGATAGAGCCACCGCCAGCGTACTTCTTGGTCTTGCCACCATGGGTGTGCATGTGCATGTGGTGCTCAGCCATAGAAAGGTGGTGATGAGCCAAATGCTTGTGGTGCTCTTTGGATAAGCCACCATGCTTCATCCCAGGCATCGCTCCTGGTGCTGGCAAAGGAGCCGCAGCTGGTGCAACAGGGGCGGCAAGCGCTGGGGTACGCATTGCACGACCAGCCATAGCGGCCATCGCTGGATTGATTGGTAATGTCTTTCTGGTTGCCATGTTTCCACCTCTTCTAAAAGTTTTGCCTTTATCGGCCTCTACAAAATCTTCACCTACCTTTTGTGGTATGTGAACCTTCTTTGCAAAAGCCTTATTATGGGCAATTGCTTCCATAAAATTATGTTGTTTTTTACTTTGACTTGGCATCTTTATTCACCAATTTCTGAACCGTATCCGTTTCATAAATACGAATCATTAAATAAACCAAAGAACAAATGCTTGTGACAAACACAACCGTGGGTTCCATCCAACCCATGAGCGAAAAGAATGATGCGGTAACTGCCGCACCATCCGCCATCTCTTTTACATCATGTCCGTTCATATTAACACTTCCATGCTCTAAGAGATTTGTTGATCCTGCTGTTTGGATCTTTTGCGGTTTCCAAACTGGTCAGCTTCTTTTTCATCCCTTCCATCCTCGCACAAAATGAATCCTTCCTTGATCCGCCCTCGGGTTGGGGAGGCTTTAAATTCATCCCCTCCTTCTTTGCGGATGCCCGACCCTTGGCGTTTAGACCGCCATTCGGATTCTTCCCTTCTTTGCGTTGCCATGCTGGAGTGCTCATGATTAAGTACCGTTTGCAACTAGGTAGCCCTCTTGCGAAACCGTTAAGGCCGCAGTTCCAGTACTAACTTTTGCTTGCAATTGGATGTCCGTTTTTTCTGCCACTGCTCTGGGCATAACCCTTTGCGTATGGTAGTTGTTTGTAAACGGAGCAATGACCGTAACACTGGATACACCAGTGTTAGTAGTTTGATAGTTTTGATACGTTGCGTAACCAGCTGGGTTGGCGTTCAAACTGGTATTGATGTCAATACGGCTTAAATAGAACGTATAACCAGCAGGGACGGTGTATATACCCATCAAAGTGCGACCATTGCCAGCTAAAATTTCCGCATACAAAGTGGTGTCGGATGTATCTTTTAGCGTGATGTTACCAGTGGGTGCACCACTCGTTACCGCCATGCTGTTAATACGAAAGTACGATTTTACTGTGGTCACAGTGGTCGTACCGTTCAACTTTATAGTTTCAGAAATTTGGTTGTAGTTTGCATCCAAGCCATTGATAAGAATAAGAGTAGCCGTCTTATCATCGCCAGTATTAACAGAGCTGACAATGTGCATTTGAATTGCAGATGATGGAAAAGTGTAAGAGCTATTACCTTCCCACACAGGCACAAAGGATGTTCCTACCGATGCTTGGTATCCATAAATGTTTAGGACACTATGTCCGTAAACTTGACCGCGAGCCACTTGCAAATCAAATGGCTCATATCGGGCCTGACGAGTAATAGAATTAATGG